ATTCTTTATTTTAAAAAAAATATGTGCTGGAAAAATTCATATTTACTTTTTAGAAAAAAGTAATATCAAAAATTTTGTTAAAACTTTTTTATAAAATCCATAGGAATATGTATTATATGACTGTTATTCTCATTACCATCGTTTCTGAATGGATCTTTAGTGATCCAATTATCACTAATTTCATGTACTTTCCAATAAACCATAGCATCGGTTAGTTTCCATACTATATAACTCGATTTAGTCTTATCTTGTAACCATTTCTTATATTTAGAATATGAGAATATTAAATCGCCAAATTTTATTGCATTATTATACGATATTCTTCTTGTTTTCAATTCGACATTAACATCTTTACCAACATAATCAAATGAAGCATATCTATCTGTACTTAATTCTAATGTATGATCATCAAAATATTTTTTAAATAAATCTAATTCTATATTTTCAGATGTTTTTCCATACGTGTAATCCTTATTGAATATTTTATTATCCATATAATTATACTAATATAAAAAAAAAATATATAAAACGAAATAATAAACTAATTAAACGGTTTTATATAATTTTTGATATTACTTTTTCCTAAAAAGTATCTTTATTCTATTAGTTGTAATCTCTTAACAAAATCAAGAATAGGAAGAATTCCTTTTATATGGGTTTTATATTGTTTAATCATTTCAATATCATCAATATTAATCTTCAATTTATAGTGCTTCTCCCAGTAGCGGATGAAGTGATTTTGTTTGTCTATATTTTTTCTAATCAGCATACGTTCTTCTTCTGTCTCATATTCATATTTACGTGGTGCAGGCATCTCTATATATATAAGTAAGATATTTTTTAAATACTTTAATCTATATATATATATATATGTATAAATAATTTTGAAAAAAATATATGTATAAATTATATTATGGTCACCTATAAGCAAAAATTTAACAAGAAATATGGGTATAAATTAAATGAACCACATTCATTAAAAGAAATAGCAGATATAACTGGTTATGAATATAAAGGTATAAAAACTATATTCGAAAAAGGCGAAGCAGCTTATAGTACTAATCCACAATCAGTAAGAAAATCGGTTAAGAGTCCACAGCAGTGGGCCTATGCTCGTGTCTATAGTGCAGTTGACCCTTCATCAAAAGCATATCAAATAGATAAAATCCATTTGAAAAAAAAGAAGAAATAATATACTTTTTAGAAAAAAGTTTATTTCTCAACACTAATATTATTAGTTTCTTCATTAATGATAATAGGATTAAATCGTTGATAGTATCGTTCATTAGTAGCTTTATTATTCATTATTAATAAGAAACTAAATTTATCTCGCCATGCTAATTTCAATACTTCATTCTGCTGTTCTTTCGTAAGGTCGCCCATTAACTCGTCTTTAATGGAATCAAGTTCTTTTTTATTATCAGTTCTAAATAAGTATATAGCAGACGTATTACATCTAAACGTTAATGGCAATTCTATATAACGTTGTGATAAAATCCAAATAGACAAACCAGCACATCCTTCGCCGTCAGGGTTAGTAAGGCAGTGGCGACGATTCAATATAACTTTGCAAAGTTCGTCACTATTTTTCTTCAATGATTTTATACAATCATCGAGTACTAATAAACAGTTATTATTATCTTGATCTTCTTTTTCTGTTTCTATAATAGAATTTAATATTTCATCACTATATTTATTATGTATCCTTTCTTCATTAAGATTTAATTTATTTAAAGGCAAACTTTGTAAAGAATTAGAACATAAATATATTTTGTCGAAGTACTTATAGAACCAACGGGGTTGTGTAGGATTCTTCTTAGTAGGGTGACTCGCCAACATAGCAAGAAATAAACTGGTTTTTCCTGACCCCGCCGATCCAACTATATATGAAAAACTATTCATAGCTTCTAATGGTTTATTTACTTTGTACGCTACATTTGAAACATTATCAACATTTTGAGATATTAAAGGAATATGTGATAATTTTTCATTCTCAATTATTTTCATAATATATAATAAGTTATAAGATTAAAAATTCAAAATTATTTTCTTTATTAAAATTATATAAAATGGAATCAAGCCTACCACTTTCTATGCGATATGCTGTTACGGGCGCCGATGCTATACCATCTCGCACTCGTCTTTCAAGATTCGATGCTACCAGCTCTGAATATTCTGCTAATTCTAATAATCAAATTCTTATACCGTGTTCTGCCGACGGTTTCATTTCTTCTGCTGAATCATATTTATTTATGAGAGTTGAATCGGAACACGCCACCGCTGGCGTAGCCCATTTAGAAGGAGACCTATCGTGCCTTATTGATAAAATAGAAATTCAGGTTCAGGGTTCGAGTGGTAAAGTTGAAACAATAGATAACTATAACACATATGCTCTACTTGACTCTCGCTATAATTCTGATTTATCTGATGCTACTTATAATCAAGTTGTTAGTGGTGGTCACGCTCCCGCATTAACATATAATCCACGTGGAATTGGTATGACCGAAGCTGGCGGTACTGGTGGAAACCCCGATCACACAATAGTCGCTGTTAAACTTAAAGCAGGTTTCCTTAACGGTTACTATGATAAAGCTTTACCTATGGGTCTCCCCCAGTTTACTATTATGCTCACATTAGCAAGTGCTACTGACGCTTTAATCAATACTGCTAACGGTTCTACTAACATTAATTACAAAGTATCACAGGTGCGCTGGTATGCCCCAGTTTTCCAAATTCTTGATGAAAATGTAATGGGTGCTTATACTCGTCAAATACAGTCTTCTCCTACGATGTGGATCGGTCAATCAGTTTCAACAGTAGTAAACACGACAGCCGCAGGAGCAGCCCGTCGCACATTCCAATTGAACGCTTCATACAAATCCTTAAATGGTATGGTTTCTGTAATCAGAAATACCACTAATTTAAATAATAAAGAAAAAGCGTCTATTGCTAATTCTACTATCGTAGGAGCATTAGAATTCTTGTACAGGATTGGATCAGTTCAGTATCCACAGGATGCAATCGAGATAGGGTCAGTTTTAGCAACCGGAACTGGATTTAATTTATCTCGTGCTTATATTGAAGCCGTCAAGACATTCGCAAAACACGGTAAAATGCATGCTAAAAACACACAAGTAGATAGAGCCGCATTCATAGCAAATGAAACTGGTAATGCTCCTACCAGTTGTGGGGCAGGTGTATTAGCAATTAACTTAAAACGTTATACTGACGATAGATTAGTAAATGTTGGTCTGAATACTGCTGGCAGTGGAGCTCCAAGCACATTAGAAGTCAATTTCGATGCTACGGCAGTCGCAGGACAACTTACTACATTCTGCCTATTTGATTGTGTCTGGGTCATGAATCCTAATGGACTCGTTGAACGCTCATTCTAAACATACTTTTTAGAAAAAAATATTAAACCAAAAATTAGTTTTATTTATTTAAAAAAAAATGTTATAATATATTATAATGGAAAGCACTCCAAATGATTTTTGTAATATAGAACCAGTAGACCAGTCACGTAATTACAGGGAAGAAATGTTCGATAGATATAAGAACTATGAAGAAGAAGATTATACAGATATAGATAATTTTATAGAAGATAGTGACAAAATAAGTCTGATTCGCTTTGTAAATCAAATGGTTGAAAAGGATTATTCAAAATACCCCCCCGCGATGACTGATATACTTGTAAAGAAAATATATTATGATACTATTAAAAATATGGACAAATTTGAGTACCTAAAAGAAAAAGAAAGAGATAAACAATTATCAACGGTAGACAAAGAATTACTAAAAATAAAAGAAGAAAAAAAACTAATATTAATTGAAGACGAAAATGAAATAAAAGAAGATGAATAAATTTTGTGATTTTTTTTTATACATATAAATTACTTAAAATTGATTTTGTATTATAATGTATCATAATGCCTATAAATCCAAATTATCAAAACTCATTAATTTATAAAATAGTTTGTAATGATACTAATATTAAAGAAATATACATAGGAAGCACAACTAATTTTAGATTAAGGAAATCTCAACATAAATCTAATTGTTATAATGAAAATGATAAACAATATAATAAAAATTTATATAAATTTATTCGTGAAAATGGTGGATTTGAAAATTGGTCTATGGTATTAATAGACTATACACCATGTAATAGTAAATTAGAATTACATAAAATAGAAAGAGAGTATATTGAAAAAATAGATAATGAATTATTGTTAAATCAACAAATACCAAGTAGAACAAAAGAAGAATATTATGAAACTAATAAAGAAACAATTCTAACAAGGCATAAAAAATACTATTTTGATAATAAAGAAAAAAATAAAGAAAAGGTAAAAGAACAACAAAAAAAATACAGAACAGAAAATAAAGAAAAATGTAAAGAAAGATGTAAAAAATACTATGAAACTAATAAAGAAAAAGAAAAAGAAAGAAAGAAAGAATATTATGAAGCTAATAAAGATAAAATTAAAGAAAAACAAAAAGAAAAAGTAAAATGTGATGTATGTAATAATGTTGTTTCAAAATATTATTTAACAAAACATAAGAATAGTATTAAATGTAGAATGGTGAATGAATGTTTTATACAAGAAGATTAAATGTATAATTAAAAATTAAATATTTATTTTTTTTTTGTTGTATAAATTATATGAGTAATTTAAAAATTTTACGTCTGAACAATACTGCTTCGAACCCAAAATTATCCTTGACTGATAATAATAGTGGTTTTAAATATGTTATTGATGAATCATTAAGAAATAATGGTCGTTGTGTAATAGAAGTGATTAGCGGGTGGTCTCAAATTACAAAACAAACATTAGCAGGTGGAAATGTAAATGCAACAGATAGAATAGTACCAAATAACATACCGCAATTAGTAATACGGTCAAATATCGCACAAGAAGGCGACGATTCATTAACGGGTGGAAGTGGTGCTATTTTAGGAACGATTAGTCTAATAAATACTAATGGTACACAATCTGAATCAACGAATAGTGGTTCAATCAATCAGACTTCTAATTTAACATTTTTATGTAATGAACTCCCAAGTCAAATACATATTGAAAGATTATATTATAATGATAATAATGTATTAGTAAATGCTGATAATTTAGCTGGAAA